GTAGCCTTATAGGGCCGGGGGGGAGGGAATCAGAGCGATCTAGTTCAGATCTAGTTGTGGACAGATCATAAAGTGGCACATAAGGACTTGACAGGTGACCCAGGTATGAGGTATTATAGGGGTAGACCCTTATAGTTTTCCACAGCCCCTGTGGAAAACCTGTGGAAAAAAAGTTTTCCACAGGGAGATCCCTCCCTCCCGCCCTATAGGCTAAGCCCCCATGAGACCTTATAGGTTAAGAATGGACACTTTAAGAACTGGCACAATCTAGTTGACAGTGGGCAGATCTAGTTGATATATTATGGGGGTTGAATCAAATCTAGTTCAATGATCTTTCATTCAGCATCAGATCTCAAAACAAAACAACAGATCTGGGTTCTAAGAGAAGAGAACCAAGAGGTTAAGTGTTATGATACTGTTACCCTGGCGGGTATGTACGCCAGAGAGTACCACAAAGACGTAAAGCCGATACATTGGGATACCTGATGAGTCCAACTGAGACCCATAAGGATTCCTATTATTTGGAATACTTATGGGTCCAACTGAGACCCATAAGATACGCTGATCGTTCAGGTGGTTGACGGGCTGGCGGATCTGTTGGTATCTTGTGGGGGTCGCTGAGGCAATCCAATGCTTACCGCCTTCACCCCCATCAGCTCCAACGCTAAGACCGGTCCCATCCCCACCACCACATCCGACCGTTCTACCTGCTGGACTGGCTGCCCCTTTTACGATAAAGGCTGCTACGCTAAGTCTGGCCCCCAAGCTTTACACTGGCGCAAGGTATCTGCAGGCGAACGTGGTTACGAATGGGACGCTTTTTTGCGTCTGATTCGTAAGCTTAACCGTGGACAACTGTGGCGTCATAATGTTAGTGGCGATCTGCCGATTGTCTCCGATGGTATCATCGACGGCAATAAAGTTGTCGAGTTGGCTGAGGCTAACCGTGGGCGTAAAGGTTATACCTACTGCCACCATCCCCTCACTGATACTAACCTCGGTGTGATTAAGTACGCTAACGCTGCAGGTTTTACTGTTAATGTTAGCACTGAATCGGTAGAAGTTGCCGATCGTATTATGTCAGAGCATAAGATCCCTGCAGTTGCTGTTGTTAACTCTGAAAAGACCGATAGATTTTACCGCACAGAATCAGGTCGCAAGGTTATCACCTGCCCTGCTACTTTGCACGATAATGTTACTTGTGCCACCTGCGGTTTGTGTCAACAATCCGACAGGGAGTTCATTATAGCATTCCCTGCACATGGCACTGCTAAAAAGACAGTTAATGAGATCGTAGGTTAGAGTTAATCAGCCCCCCAACTTATAGATTAGCAATCCTAATAGGTCGGGGGCTTCACAGCCCCCCCAAATCAGCTACCATTAGAGCAAGCCGGACAACCGGCACACCCCACAAGGCCATGAAAGACCGTCTCACCCGTACCAGCATCCCCGCCATCCTGGCCATCGCCGTGGCCAGGGCCACCATCAAGAACCCCAGCCCCATCGGTCGCCACAGGGCTCAGTGGCTCTGTGATCTGGCCACAAGCCAGGACCCGCAGCGGCAGCTGGGGCGGCAAGCCCTGCAGGCCGCCTGCAAGGCCGCCGGGAGGCACACCGGGGCCAACCTGCCCGCTGACCGGGTATTTAACCGGGCCAGCAATAAGAGGTTGCGTAACTGGAGCCAGGACCGGAACAGCCCGGTCTGATCAGCAGACCTTATGGGGGCTTCGGCCCCCTATAAGGCATTCTGATCCATCACAGATCCTTATGGGTCACCTGGGGACAGATAAGCGGCCCTTATGTGTGCCCCCCCTCGGCCCCCCTTACCTAAAAACGATGGGTCCCTCCAAGCTATAAGACCTTGAAATCGACCTCTAAATACCTTTCGATTCAAAAAAATTTTGCCCAAAAAAATTTCCCAGGGGAGTTGACAACCCATAAGATCTCTGATAGTCTATAAAAAGTTTCTTAACAACCACATGAACATCGAGTTTATTGCCCGTCGAACACCCGAGTATTGGGTCTTTGATCATGAACATGAGAACACCATCGATGAAGCTCTATGCAATGGCACAGATGCTGTAATGGATGAGTACTACAAGATCTTCACCAAAAAAGATGCCAATGTTGGCGATCTTATGAGGATTGTTGCAAGCACAGAAGATTTTGAGGAAGCAACAACAGTATTGGAATTCACAAAGTCTGATTGTGGTGGAAGTGTATACATGGACATGGTACTCTTTGAAGAAGTATGGCTGTGCCCGTGGTTACAATCATATTTTGGAGAAGTTCCCAAGTATCTGTTTGTCAAAGTGGATCCAGTAAATGTGGCACTGGAAAACTTCCAAAAGAATTATGCACATCCATTTAAGAAGTTTCAGCAGGTTGAAGAAGACTTTTTATCAGAACACTCAGATGAAGAACTTGTAGACTTTGTTGACAGTATCTCAAAATAAAAGAAGTCTATAAATACTTAAAAAATTTAAGTATATGAAGACGTTTAAGGAATTCATATTAGAACGATACTATGAACCAGATGAGCCCTTACCATCAGGAAAGACTCCTTATGGTAAGGCAACTTCTTCATATTATAGACAACGTGGAGAATTTAAAAGAAGTCCAGTTAGAACATCAGATCAGGCTTTTAAAATTGTAAAGCAAGGAAGTCGAAGAAGCAATGAAGTCAGTCGAGGCGCAAATAATCCTGACTTTGATTTAAAGCCTGATAAGACTGGTAAGTATGATGTATCAGGAGATAGCGACTATAAAATGGTCGTTCGTGACACTAAAAACGATCTTGAGATGAGAGTTCGTAAAAAGGATCAAATTGCTCCAGGCAGAAAGCCGGTTTACGATATTGAATGGTATAATCAATCCGGAAAAAGGTACAATAATCCCGGACAGGCAAGAGGTGTTGTAAGAAATGTTGCGGACATGTGGAGAAACCAAGTTGCTCCACGTATTCCAAGTAATTCGGTTATAACCAACTTCCCGCTTAGTAACGATACAAGTGAGCGTAATACGAGATCAAAATTATACTCTAAGATTGCTGGATTTGGCAGACCTGGAATGCAAGGAAGGCAATACGCCAATGTTGGTCGCAATCCATCTCCAAAACAGGCTGCAAAGGGTGCTCAACGTATTACTCCTCTCTCTGGTAATCTTGATCCAAAGTGGGCAAATAGAGATGAGTTAATTAATTTAGATGCCGATAGAATGCATCTACCAAGAGCCTCTCGAATTAAATTAGATAAAGAAATCGGTAAGCCAAGACAGATTGCTCCGGCAAAACCATCCAGACCATCACAAACAAGAGCACTGAATGCATTAAAAACAACTCCAAGAATGAGTGCCCCAGCTTTGCCAAGACCACCTAGAGCATCACAACCGCTTGTAACTCCTAAAGTACCAAAGATTAGAATTCGAGGTGGTAAAGCTGCTCTTGCTGCTGGTTTGGTTTCTGCTGGGGTTGGTGCTCTTGCAAATGCGATGAATCGACCAAAGAAATGAAAACTTTTGCGGAATTTCTAGAAGAAAGCAGTGCAGCCAGAGCAGCACTTGGTTTATTGAGATCTGCATCGAGAGCAGGCAGGGTTGCAAGAACTGCTGATGGTGGCCGTAGAGTTACTTCTTCCGCAAGATCTGCAAGGACATCAAAACCAAATGCGGTAATGTCTCGGGTCGAAAGAGGTGAAGATCAATATTCTTTAGCCGCAAAGACAGCTATAGCAACAAAGATCAATCCACGGTCTAGATTTTTTGATCCATCCATAAGAACTGGTTATCTACGAAACGTTCGATTAGATAAGGGCAAAACCGTAATCAGCGGAGCAGATCCGAGAAGTAAAAATATTACTATCGCCCGCTCTGCAGCCAAGAAGGCAGGATTCAAAGGTGGTGCTGCAAAGAACCGTTTTGATTATGATGACAAAGGAAAGTTTTATACCACTTACCCCCAAGATAAGTATCCAGATGGGTTTGAACATCCAAAACATAATACTCAAGTTGATACGCAGATTGATACCTATGCATCGGGAAGAAAAGCAGCAGCAATAGCCAGTGGAACAAAAAGACCAGCTCCAGTTCAAAGACCTCCAGGATCTAATATTCCCACATCTTATCGGGTTCCTTCAACCAATGAGATTGCAAGGAAAATGAAAGAATTCCGCAGACGTGTGGTACAAACTGGCGGCCAAGAAAGAAACCCAGTTCATATGGTAGATTTTCTACCAAGAAGAGATGATTATGGTTACAAGGGAGATCTTGATAAACACTCAATGAGAGTTGGTAGAAACTTCATGAAAGCTCAGAAAAACCTTCCCCAGGCATTAAAGGCAGCGGATGCTAAGCAGGGAGATGTTGTTGTTGGTGGTCCAGCTCACATGAGAAAGGGTGAGAATCCAAAACTAGGAAGAGAAAAGAGAGCAGCAATGTATCAAAGAACCTTTGGAAAGCGAGTCAAAGGTCTCGATCCAACTGGTCGTACTCGTTATATGATTGGAGCTGTTGGAGGGGATGTGAAGTGAAAATCCTATACGATTTTATAGAAATACGATATCAGGAAATATCTTATATTATTTTAACTGTTTCTGAGCTGATTAAATTTTTGTTTACAACCAATCAATCACCTATTGTGTGATTTGATACAATCTCTTGAATCTTATTTTGAGACATTACTGACATTATGGTGTCTGCAGACTCAGTATCTTTGGCGTATCCTTCCTGGATAAGATAGTCAAGAACAATATCATAGGCTTCGACTTCTTCCTTTGGTACGCAGTTAGGAACCATTTTCCCACCCTTCTTCTTCATGCCGTCTTGCTTATGAGTATCCCAGCAAGGATCTTTGTCCTCACTAACATACATCTGAGCGTATGTCTCTAGTAATGATTTTAGAGTTGGGTCGTCCATTGGGGTTTTACAGTCTTCTAATTATTTAGTGCCCTTGACATCTCTAAATAATCGTGTTAAACTTAGTTTGTAGTTTTTGAATAGTCATGGCAAAAGGATTTACTGTAAAAGCAACTGAGCCCGTGAATCAAGATGAATTCGATCTTGAGGCGGCAAAACAAATGGTACAAGGCAAATCAATTGTGTTTTGCCTTCCGGGAAGAGGATGTTCTTATACCTTTCTTAAGAACTTTGTTCAACTATGTTTCGATCTTGTCCAATGTGGGGCAAGTATTCAAATCTCTCAAGATTATTCCTCAATGGTCAACTTTGCACGATGCAAGTGCCTCGGTGCAAACGTTCTAAGGGGTCCAAACCAAGTTCCCTGGGACGGAAAACTGAATTACGATTATCAGCTTTGGATCGATAACGATATTGTCTTTAACACTGAAGGTTTCTTCAGGCTCCTGGTAATGGATAAAGATATCGCTGCTGGTTGGTATGCTACAGAAGATGGTCATACGACTTCGGTTGCTCACTGGCTCTCTGAAGAAGAGTTCAGAAAGAACCGTGGTGTTATGAATCATGAAACTGTAGAATCCATGTCCAAGCGCAAAAAGCCTTTCACTGTTGATTACACAGGGTTTGGTTGGGTTCTTATTAAGAAGGGTGTTTTTGAATCCCTCACATATCCATGGTTTGCTCCACAGATGCAAGTTTTTGAATCTGGTGAAGTTCAAGATATGTGTGGTGAGGATGTATCCTTCTGTCTCGATGCAAAGAAAGCTGGGTTTGAAATTTGGTGCAATCCCATCATTCGTGTTGGCCATGAAAAAACCCGAGTTATCTGATCGTTTTTCGATCCTTATAAAAGATAAGCTCCATGCTCAGGACCTCAACTATGAGGAAATGGGCAACATGTTACTCGATCTGGCTCAAGATTTTTATGAAAATGGCGAGCCAGACCCCAAAGATATTGAAGTTCGTTTAGTAGGAGAAAATTATGGCAAAGAGACCATCACCAACCGGGTCAAAGACAATTGATTCCACACCCAAAAAGAGTCGCCAAGGGCAAGGGAAGCATACTAAATATAGTTGTACTTCCAGAAATGGGGCTAAAAAGCCCTATCGTGGCCAAGGATGACCGAAAAAGAAGCACACATTTACAAATGGATAGCTGAAATATCAAAAATTAGGCCAGAATTAAGCAATTTCGCCATTTGTCCGTTTGCTTCTCAAGCCAAAATTACAATTATAGAGACAACCATTAACGATATTGAACCCATTAGCGGGTTTGATGTCGTTATTTTTATTGTAGAAGACAAACTAACACTCAAAGAGATTAATCAATGGGTTGATATCTATAATAGAGTCTACCCCAAACAGCAATTTTTTGAAGACTGTAAGTCTTATGACACTTATCTTCAGGGAATACAGACAAATAATGCTCGTTATAATCTCGTTTTATGTCAATCTAGAGAAAAATTACGAAAATACAGAAACCAATTAGCAAATACCGAGTATTATTCCAATTGGGAAGAGCCTTTCCTTCAGGAAATTCTCGGAAATGACTATGACCTTATAAAAAACTAGGAGAATTCTTATGGCAAAGTATCATGTAGATAGAGATGTATCTTATATGAGGCAAATGTGGGGAACTACGAGCCTTATAACGGATTATAAAAGTTTAAACTTTGGGCGCTTTACCGCCGCTCTTAAAGCCCCTGAAAGAAAAAAACCCGAAGCAAAGGAAAGCGATGCAAATGCCGGAAAATAATACTATAAATAATCAAAAAACTATAGATGTCAGTTAAAATCTCTAGAGCTTTTAAGGATTTTAGCTTATCCTTCAAAAAGCACCCCTTAACTAATGATATTATTGCACTTAACAATGAGGCCGCAATCAAAAATGCGGTTATTAATTTGATACGCACTAGAATTGGAGAGAGATTTTTCAATACGAATGTTGGAACTAGTGTTAATGATTCTATTTTTGAATTACAATCCAATGCAATTGGCATTCAATTAGAAAATGAAATCAATCAGGTTCTTAATACGTATGAACCGAGAATTTTTGTAAATGACGTAAGAGTTGTGTTTTCTTTGGATGAAAATGAAGCCTCTGTTACTATAAATTATAATATTATTGGCATTCCAGTGACAGGTCAACAAGAATTAACGACAATTTTAACACCGACTAGAGTATAATAATGGCCCTTACTCAATTTACAACTTTAGATTTTGATCAAATCAAGCAGTCAATTCGTGATTATTTACGAGCGAATAGTAATTTTACGGATTATGACTTTGAAGGATCAAATTTTTCTATTTTAATTGATATTTTAGCTTATAATACTTACATTACCGCATATAATACGAATGCTGTTGTTAATGAGGCATTTCTTGATAGTGCCCTAATACGTCAAAATGTAGTTTCTCTTGCTAGGAATATTGGATATGTTCCAAAGTCAAAAAAAGCGGCACGAATGAGGGTTACTATATTGGTGGTTTTGCCGGATGGAACTAATCCTCAAGTTCTTCGATTAAAGGCTGGTTTAGTAGCAACTGCAACTACGAATGAAGTTAGCTATGTGTTTTCTATTCCAGAAGATATTACCGTAAATGTTGTTAATGGGTTGGCATCATTTAATAATATTGAGATTTATGAGGGAACTTATGCACTTTCTACATTTATAGTAGACACTTCGCAATCAAGTCAAAACTATATCATCGATAATGTTGGCGTTGATATAAGCACGTTATCGGTTCGTGTAAGTCCAAATCAACAAACTGTGGCATACGATTCATATAATCAAATCAATTCAATTGTAGGCGTTACAACTTCATCAAATGTATACTTAGTTCAAGAAGTTGCTAATGAAAAATATCAACTGATCTTTGGTGATGGAATCATTAGTAAAAAATTAAACAATAATAACTATATTCAAGCAAGTTATATTATCACAAACGGTACTCTTGGAAATGGTGTAAGAAGTGCATCATTTAATGGAATTATCGTTGATGGTACAGAGGAAATAGTAACTGGGGCAACTATTTCTATGACAATTGATTCGCCATCCAAAGATGGTGCTGATATCGAATCAATAAATTCAATAAAGTATTATGCTCCTAGAAGATATGCATCTCAGGGAAGAGCAGTTTCTTCTCAAGATTTTGAAACAATAGTTCCAGAAATATATCCTAACACAGAATCAATCATTGCATATGGTGGAGAAGAATTAGATCCTCCACAATATGGAAAAGTATTTTTAGTTATTAAGCCAAAAAGTGGTGATACTTTGTCGCAATTTACCAAAGATTCCATATTGCGACAATTGAAATCTTATACTATTGCAGGAATAGTTCCACAAATTATTGATATGAAATATTTGTATGTTGAACTTACATCATCAATTTATTATAATCCGTCATTCACCACAAGTTCAGATGTATTGAAAAATAATGTGATCGATTGTTTAAACACCTATGTGCTCGAAGGAGAGTCTGTGGGATTTAACGGAAGAGTTAAGTATAGTAAAATTGTTGGCCTTATCGATGATGTAAGTATGGCCATTACATCAAACATCACTAAAATTAAAATTAGAAGAAATTTAATTGCCCAAATTGGTGCAGTTGCTCAATATGAAATTTGTTATGGAAACAAGTTTCACAAAAAAGAAGGTGGGTATTCAATTAAATCTACCGGATTTAATATAAGTAGCAGTGTGAAAACAGTATATCTTTCAGATATTCCAAATTTAAGCAATGATAGACTTGGGAATATTATATTTTTTGAACTAGATTCTCAGAATAATCCCATCATAATAAACAATAATGCTGGAACTGTAGACTATTTGACCGGTGAAATTCGTATAGATAATGTTATTATTACGTCAACAGACTTATCTGATAATATTATTGAAATTGAAGCAATACCAGAATCAAATGATATTGTAGGACTTAAAGATTTGTACCTAAAAGTAGATATCTCAAAAAGTTCATTTGAAATGATTAATGATACTATTAGTTCTGGGGCAAATCAATCCGGAACAACATTCGTTTCAACCTCAAGTTATTCAAACGGCAAGTATACTCGTTAAAAATAATGTTAAATAGAGATCTTCAGCGTGTAAAAATCCATCAAGTAATTGAATCGCAATTACCTAGTTTTGTTGTCAACGAAAATCCACTTTTTGTAGATTTTTTAAAGCAATACTATATTTCTCAAGATTACACTGGGTCTGTAGTTGATTTATGCGAAAATATTGATAGATTTATTAATTTAGAAAATTTTGACGGAAATAGCTTTTCTGACACATCCACTACACTAACAGCAGATATAGATTATGCAGATTCCACAATTGAAGTTGAGTCAACATCATCTTGGCCAAAATCTTATGGATTATTAAAAATTAATAATGAAATCATTACTTACACCAGTAAAGATGATACTCATTTTTATGGAGCAGTTCGTGGATTTAGTGGAATTGAGTCATTTCATAAGGAAATTTCTCCTAATGAATTGGTATTTTCAGCCACAGAATCAGACTCTCACTTTTCTGGTGATATAGTACAGAATTTAAGCAATATAATTTTTGTTGAGATATGGGAAAAGTTAAAGTATCAGTTTCTTCCGGGATTTGAAAATAATGAACTATTCTCCGGAATAGATAAAGCTGCGTTTTTGTCTAGAGCAAATGATTTTTATCGGACAAAGGGAACCCCAGAAGCGTTAAAAATTCTTTTCAAAGCTTTGTACGGAGAATCGGATTTAAAAGTAATAAAACCATCTGAAAATTTAATTAAGGCTTCCGATGCTAGTTGGAACGTTGTTGATGCTTTAG